TATTGTAGTTGTTGTTGTGGTTGTACTGCTACTGCTACTGGTTGTTGTTGTGGTAGTTGGTGGAACTGTAGTAGTAGTGGTAGTAGTAGGGGGTATAGTAGTAGTACTTGTTGTTGTACTTGTACTAGAACTAGTTGTTGTAGTGGTTGTTGGTTGACATATGTTTTTTAATTCTATAAATGTCTTACATGATCCACTAGATTGAACTCTTACATAATCTGTTCCAACAGGAGGTGTAGTTATGTATCCAGGTGCTACAAATTCAGAAGCAAGGATTCCTGTTTCAAAAGGTACTGCATACCCATCTACATCTGAATATAAATCAAATGGTCCCACTGAAGAACCTGCTGGTATGACTAATGATATCTGTATTTCTGGTTGCATATGCTTTTGTTTTATGCTAGTTGTATGTCTATATAATTAACGCAATCTCCAAGAGCTTGAACTCTCACCTCTGTAGCATTATCAGGAACAGTAATCTCAGTTCCTTGTAATAAAAAAGCTACAGGTATATTTGAACTTATAGGAGTTAGAAAACTATCACTATCTGAATAAATATCAAATAAAGAAGTGTTTGCTCCTGCTGTTGTTAATGTTATTTCTACTGTCATTTTTTTAGATTCTTTGTCTTGTACTTACAGAAAAAAGATTTAAAATATTTTATCCAGCTCCCATCATAAACTTTATTTACAACATTGACCTTCAACATTGATCCGTAGTATACAATTGTTATTAGGGCTACTAATGTAGCTAGTAATTCGTTTCCTGCCATTATCATAAGTGAAATTAATGCTAGTTCTATTTTATAGTACATGTTTATTATTTTTTTTTGTTACCTAGATTACCTAGTGTATTTTGAACAATTTTTGCAAATGCAATTATCTCACCCCATAAAAAAATAATTCCTAATCCAGTAAACACTGTATTGTTTAATCCCCAGTGCATATTATCATCTGTTATTAATAACGCTGATAATGCTGGAGCATATAAACCAATTAGTAAACAAATGTGGCCTAAAATTACAGCTAACCACTTTTTATATTTTTCTACGAATGATGACATTTTATTATTATTTTTTACATGAACAATTACTCGGTGGTGTCTCACCTCTAATATACATAGTTTGACAACCACAAGGCCAATTTAAAACAACTTTCTCGCATTTAGGATTTACAGGTAAAAATGCATCCTTGTTACATCCTATCATACTGGAATATGAATTATATAATAAACTCCTGTTCCTGGTTGATAGTTAGGGTGTCCTTGATTACCACCTGTTGAATTAATATTAACTGTATGTGTATGTGACCCAGCAGGTTCAGTTGCTGTAATGTCAATAGAGTTAATATCACTGGCACTAGTAAATCTTTGTACAGATCCAAGTCCAGCATTAGCTACTGAAACAGGATCTTGAAATCCATGTACGTGATCAGGTGCTTGAGATACATTTCCAACAGTGTGTGTATGAGAAGGAAGCTCAGACTCATTTAAAATTACTTGATTCGATCCCTTAGATTCATTTAAATTATATCCTGGATTACCATTAATTCCTGGCTTTACTGCACTGTTAAGTCCTGCTCCACCCATTCCTGAAGTGGTACCAACTAATACTCTTCCTCTTAAATCAGGAGTACCATTAAAACCGTTACATAAAAATATTCTTTTCCAGTCACCTGTACCTGCTCCAGAAGCATCAAAGTTACTAAGTGGACCTGCATATCCAGTAATTGAGTAAGGTGTCATAGAGTTGCTTACTAATTGTTGACTAGGGTCTGTTGCTAAGTAATTTGCTATGTAAGTATTTACATCTGTTATTTTTACATATGTTGAATCTACTAAAGCTTCAAAAGTAGCTAATCCTGCAGAAGTTGCACATAATTTATCTATTACAAGCTGTAATACTGCATGTGTATCACTACTGTCTGTAGTAGCAGAAAATAAACAATTTAATTCATAAGGTGTATTTGGATTTTGTGTTTCAAGAATTGTAATTCTAGAATCTAAGCTACATGCAACTTTAATTAATGTATTTAGATAATCATCTAAATTATAAGGACCTACTGCTGGTAAGTTATCTTGTATTAGATTACAAACGTTCTCTTGTGAAATTACAGGAAAAATAGTTGCACCAGTAGATATAGAGAGTAAGAAGTTAAGTATCTTCTCCTCAACACTAAGTAGTGTATCCCCAGTACTTATTCCTAATATAGGAAAGTCTTCACCTGTGTATCTAACACATTTATCTGATGTAATCTCTACACATCCATTAAAACAATTTTGACAAGACATATTTTTTAATTTTATTATTAATTATTGTTAAGTAGGAATAACACATGTTATTTCCCCACTTGTAATTGCACAACTTATTGTTGTTGTACTGGTAGTAGTTGGTATACATACTTGATTTACTTTAGGACATCTTAATTCGCATCCTGCAGTTAATCTAATAACTTTACCAGCAATATCTTCTACAGAAAAATGTTCTGCGTAATCTGGATTATTCTGTTTGTTTATAAGAATATCTCTGTATGCTAATAGTTGAGTAAGTTCATAACTAGGTACACATGCGTTTAACATGAATACAACATTGTTGTACATATTATAACTCAACTCTGCAAGTTTGCAATCTATTCTTTTAAGTAGATCTGCTATGTCGCCACAATTCTCACAATTTGTAAACTTACTTTCTAACATACTATTTTTTATTTTTTGGAACCGTTACAGTAAGTGCATAAGCCATTTGTTAATTGACACCCACATCCTACTTTTGCCCCACAATTTGCACACTGAGCCATATTATCTAAAGTTTACTAAATAGTTAGTCCCTTGACATCCACATCCACACTTATTAAGGTGATGTAACATCTTATTTGCTTGATCGTATAAACGCATAGCTTCTTTGTCTGCACAGTTGTTAGCAGCAGCTATAGCACCTTGAATAAAGAAATTAATCGTATTAAGGTTTACACTTGTTTGTTTTGCTAGTTCACCATCACATTGCATAAGATCTAACTTTAAAAAAGCTTCATTAAACTTTTCCTGTAAGTTAGCAGTACGTAATATTGTTTTCTTTACTGATATAGTAGTTGGTGGAATTAACTCATTTATCTCTATAGTATATTCTAGGCAATATATGCCATCAGGAATATTTTGTTTACACCCTGCTTCAGTTATTCCTAAATCATCAGAACCATAAACATTTGTTCCATTTACTACAAAAGGTAAAACCACCTCATCAAAGCCTGGTGGTGTAATTGTAATAGTTGGATTAAATGCTACTGGGGGATCTGTAGGATAATATGAAGCATCTGTAACAATAAGGTATAGAGGGTTGTTATTACACCCAGTTACTAAATCTAAATTATACTCTGTCATGTGCTTAATTTTTTATTTTAAATAAAATGCCAGAAAATGAGAATCCATCTCACCCTCTGGCATTTATTATATATCTACTTATCTAATTTCCTTATCCAGGAAGTTGAGTTGTAGTTGTACTAGTAGTTGGGCAAATTGCACCATATTCAACACCAATGTTGTTGGTAACTAAACTTGTGATCAAATTATCAGCAAAATCTCCTTGAGGAATCGCAATAATTATTGTTGAATCTTGCATGATATAGTCTCCCCATTGATAAGCTGACTTATCCAGTTCGTTGAATCTAATAGTAATTGTATCATAAATAACACCATGTGTTACATGAGATTCAAAGTTTTGATTAAAACCTTTCATTCTTAGTAAAGACTTTAAGTAACCAGCTTGGTAACTGTAATAGTTCTTTTCTAATTGAGCGATTTCATCAGAAGTACCTCTTGGAAAAGAAGACTCTTGAACTTTTGTAGCAACTGCTACAATATCACAATTGTCTGCTACTATGAAATCTGCAGTTGTTGCAGGTCCAGCGTAAACAAATGTTTCAAAACGCATTTTATCAAACTCAAAAGGATCAGCTGCTACATCACATGGTTGACCATATTTTGTTACTGGCTTACCTGTAATTACTAATTTTGCAGTAGCATCATCTCCTACTCTTTCAAAAGTGTAGAAAGTATTAAAGCTAATGTTGTCTGGGTTATTACCTGGAGCTTGTTGCTCTAGTTTTGCAATAAATTGATCAATTAATGCTGGTACATCAACGTCTGTACATGGATCACCTCCACATTCGCAACATGGTGCATTTACAGTTACTGAACGTGTGAATCCGTTAAAGTAAAGAGTATCGATGTAAGATGAGTGAGCACGTAACGTTAAAGTTACTACTTCACCACATTGTACATTCCATCCATCTACTTCAGTAATTTGGTTAAGTGCTGTTGCACAACCTTTTACAGAATACAACTCAGTAATGTTTGCATTTGAATTAAATTCTGGTTGTCCTACAGTTCTTTTCACAGAAATCTTATCAGATCGTTTAGATCCTTGAAGATAAGTGTTTCTTCTACCTTGTGCTACGTAGAAGTAAGGGTAGTTTGCTACAGGTTCGCCTTGTGCAACTTGAATATTGGCATACGTAGGACTAAAAAATCCTACTTGACCAGGTGTCAAGTCTTGTGTTGATCCAGAGCTAGGGAGTTCTGTCTGCCCTACTGGGACTACAAATAATGTAGTCAATGAAAAATCCGCCATTTTATTATATATTTAAGGGGTTATTAATTATTCGTTTGTTTGTATCCTGAACTGTGCACTTTGTACAGCAGCACTATTTTCAGTATACATTGCTAGATTTTGAACTGTTAAATCTAAAAGTTCATCCTCTAAGTAATCATTTAGTTCAGAATCTGCATTTACTGAAGGGGTACCATCAAATTGAATGTAACCCTCTTTGTTAATGTATACAGGATATCTGAGATACATTATATTAACAGTTGTAGGTGTAAATGTACCATCTGTATAAACACTCATTACATCCGAGCTAACAGCATTTAGAGTTTCTTGATACTCAAAGCTTGGCTTATAATGATCATTGTTTAATAATATTGATAGATCTCCGTGCTTACTAAGATCTTCGTTAATCCAAAGGATTCTATCTTTACACTTACCTTTGTTTGCTAAAACATAACTATCTACATAAAATAGATACTTAGGTTCTAACACTGTTACATCAGCATCCCATTGATTTATTGCTGGGTTAGATTCAGTAAGAGGTAATGGTTGATTAGTATAATCTATAATTAGATTTTGTAAATCTTCATACCTCTTTTTAAAAGAATCCATCCCCAATCTACTTGGGACTGAAAAGCCATCAACTTTTTGTTTTATCAACTTAATCTGAGCTTCATTCAAAGCTAAGATTTTATCTTCTAGTTGAATTTGCTGATGCTCGTTAGTCGATAGTTTATTTAGTCTTTGATCTATTTTATATAATAAACTATCTACAGATATCATACCTAACTTTTTTTAGTAAAACTAGATACTATACAGCAGCTAGTTTTTTAGATTTAAGTTTTCCTTCTAACACTAATAACTCATCTTGGTTATCTTCGTTAATTAAAAACTTTACTAATTCTTCTTCATCTTTTGCTATTTCATATTCTCCTTCATAAACTACGCCACTTGGCTTAATTCTGTAAATTGAATGTTGGATAGCTTGTTTAACTAAATCCTTAATATGGAGTAAATCATCCTTCATGTTAGCAAATCTGTTAAACACTTCTACAGGATTTAATCCTCTAAAGTTACCAGATTTAACCTCTACTTGTTTTAGCAAAGTATCTACTTGATTATAAACAGTTTCCTCTTTCGTGTCACTGCTAATAGGAAGTCCTAAAAGTCTTGCAACTTTTCGTTTCTTCTCAATGCTCATAGTATCAAAGCTAATAATAGCTCTGTTGATAAGCTGCTTCTTCTTGTAAACAAGTGCAGTTTCAATCTCATCATCTACTATGTAATACTGTGTATCTGCTGGAAACTCTCCTCGTTCCCAAGCTTGATAACTAGATGCAATAGTTGGATGCACTCTTAACCATGCAAACGCTAGTTCTTGAAAAGTTTGACTTAAGTCGAACAAGTTATCACCGTCTAACAGTTTAACAGGTTTAACATGTAAGTCATCATTTGTACCAGTTGATTTCCCATAGTTCCAAAATTGTGCTCTTGGTCCTAAGTCAACATCTCCAATTTCATTTTGAAGTCTATCTCTAAGTTCCGTAACTCTTTCTACTTCAAGCTCTCTTTCTGTTGGATCTTGAATACGTTTAATGTAAGAAGCTGTAGGATCTAATCCTGTTCTATACTTACCGTCTAATTCTTTATAAGGATACTTAAAAACTCCTGTTCCAGGGATTCTACTTAATCCTTGGTTAGCAAGTCCGCTATCCATAGTTTGCAATTGAGAACTATTGTACTCTCTCTTAATTGTAGAGACTTTTCCTATTTTACCCATAATGTAGTTTAATTAATTTTTGGTTTATTCTTGTAGAGTGTCCTGATCAAACAGATAGGATCTAGTCCGACACTCTGGTATTTATGAGAAAGCAACCTCCCTCTAAGGAGGGACAGGGTGTGTGAGGAAGGAGCTTCTCTGTAATATTTACTATTACGTTTATTAGAATTGTGGAATCTCTTCGATCAACACAGTTCTTGATAAATCTTCAATGAAAACATCGCAACGATCTTTCATCCAGATTTCGTATCCTGGGAATTTATTAGCAGAGCTCATTCCTTGAGATTTTGCAAATCCTAAGTGATGACGAGTTCCATCAATATAACCCCAAGTCATAGAAGGTGCACCCTTCATACGTACCTCACGGATGTTGTTGATCATTGAACCATCAGATTCAGGAGATACATCAAATACCATAAATACAGGAGTAGACTTCTTGTTTTGTCCAAATTCTAAGTTAGTTTGTGGTAAATCTAACTCTTTCAAGTGTACAAGTTCTACACGTCCAGTCTCACGAGTTACCATCGCATCAAATGCAAAGTTGTAAGTGATTGACTGTCCTTCTCCTTGTAGATATCTGTTTCCAGAATCTGCCATGAAAGTTAATCCAGAGTTTAATGCATCATCTTTTAAAGCTTGTTGGAATACATCGAATCCAGCTTCATTAGTATACATCTTAACTCGTCTATCTTTAACATCCACTCGTCTGTAGAATAAATCTCCAAATACTGAACGTATTAAGTTAGCAGAAAATTCTCCACGGTTGTATTGTACTAGGTTACCGTTATTACGCATTCTGTGATATACACCAGCAGATGTACGCTTTAACTCTTGTCTAGAACCATTAGTCTTAACGGTACCAGGCTTAGCCCAGATCATACGCTTAACTTTAAGTTCAATCATAGACTTACGCATCCAGAACTCAACGAAAGGTTCCCATTTAACATCATTACGAGTTAGTGGTAACTGATTACGTCTTTGTGGAGCATATACTAAGATATCCAAAGCTTGACCTGAATTGTCTCTCAACATTTTATCATCAGCCCATTCTGTAATTTTGTGCTCATAACCATATCCTGAACCTAATGATTCAAACATTGTTATTTTCTCACCTAATCTAGGAAGACCTAATAAATCTTGATCAAATTCTCCAATTGCAGCATCGATCAATTCTAGCTCAATACCTGGCTGTAAGAATGTAGATGATATAAAGTCTACTGTTGGATTATCACTTACTAGTGTAACTGTATATAACCAACCAGCATTCCAAGGCTGTGGATCTTTTATCACATATAGACGTGGTCCATATTGACGTGTTCCTACAGAAATGATAGCATTTTTAGAAAATTCATTTGTATCTAATACAAGTTGAAATTCTTGACCATCAATACCTGGCTTAGCTAGGTCTGTTGTAGTTTCTGGAATATCAATGATTTTTGGAAATTTGTATGGTACAGCGATGTCCCATTTCCAAGAGTCACTATTCGTATCAATGAAGTACGGTGTGCTCTTATTAATCATATCTAGAAAATCATTGCTATACAATGATGATTGAGTATACAAACTGATAATTTTCTTATCATAATCTGCAGGCTCTGTTGAGTGGAAGCTTTC